GACTTATCAGGCTGTGCCGGTAGAGGTTGAAGGCTTTGATGTGACGAGCAAAGGCGCAATCCCTCGACCTACCTTCAGGATCGCAAACGCCAACAGCTCAATTTCAGCATTGTTGGCGCTTTACAACCCGTTGCAAGCAAAAGTCACAAGGATCAGAACATGCAAGAAATTCCTCGATGCTGTCAACTTCTCAGCAGGCAATGCAACGGCAGATCCTACGGCAAAATTTGAAGATGAAGTTTGGTATATTGATCGAGTGGCAAGCGAAAACCCTGAATTAGTTGAATTTGAGCTCACAAGTAAGCTCGACTTGACTAATCTTGGATTACCTCGGCGGCAAGTTGTTGAACATTGCCAATGGAAATATCGAGGCGTTGAATGTGGCTATTCAGATAAAAGATATTTTGATCTGAATAACAACTCAACGGATGAGGCAAATGATCAATGCGCGAAGAAATACGAAAGTTGCGCCGTCAGGTTTCCAAGCGGCTTGTTGCCATTCGGCGGTTTCCCTGGCGCCAGATTGCAAACTTGAGTTTGAGGCTTACGCTGCGAGCGTTGCGCCGTTAGAGGCGTGCGGTGTGGTTTGCGGCGATAAGTTTTTGCCGTGTCGAAATATCGCTGATGACCCTGAGCGAGATTTTGTGATTGACCCGCGCAGCTTTGCCGCAGCTGCCTTAAGCGGGGCTGTGACTGCGGTCATACACTCGCATCCAATGGGAGGGCCTGCCAGTGCTGCTGATCTGTCGGCCTGCCGTGGCACTGGCGTGCCGTGGCACATTTACTCCATCCCTGATGAGCAATGGTCAACTATCGAGCCTTGATAGGTAGACAGTGGGACTACGGCAGAAGCGATTGCTTCTCGCTGGTCCGCGAGTGGTTCAACCTGAAGGGCGTGGCCATTCCTGATTTTGATCGACCTGCAGATCTAGACAGCTGCGAAAGCCTATTTCTGGCAGAAGCCGAAGCCTGTGGGTTCTTTCAGGTTGAATTTGACCGGCGCAGGCCAGGCGACGTCTTGATCATGCGTCTGGGCACTATGGCGCCAATGCACGCGGCGATATTGCTGGAGAATGAGCAGATTCTGCATCAGCGGCAAGATTCTTTGAGTGCTGTTGAACCATTGCGTCAGTATTATGTGAGCAGAGTCGCGGCGGTCTTTAGGCATGATTCAGACCGTCAGGTTGCTGGGTGAGCTGGGCCAGCGCTATGGCGTTGAGCATCGATACACAAACCTGAGGACACCGGCAGAAGCGATAAAACTGCTTTGCATCAATCATCCTGAGTTGCAGCGAGAGCTGATTACGGCGCATGAGCATGGCATTGGATACCGAGTCATTCAAGCTGAGACCGATCTGGATTATCCAGACTTGGGCCTCCCGATTGGGCAGCATGACCTGATCGTCGCTCCTGTGATTGCAGGCAGTGGCGGTGGGACTGGAACGATTTTGGCGGGGATTGCTTTAGTTGCGTTTGCAGCATTAGTCCCTGGATTGGGGGCCGCTGGTGCGGCAACTATTTTCGGGACAGCGTTTGGGTCAACTTCACTTGCTATTGGCGCAATCGGCGCAAGTCTGGTCCTGGGTGGTGTCTCTCAGCTCCTTTCGCCTCAGCCGACGATTGGCAACCTGGGCTCTAATCGTTTGGGCAGTGGTGACAGCCTGTCAACAGATGGACCGCAATCCGTTACACGTGGAACAGATGGCCGCCAGTCGTACGCCTACACCGGAGCAGCTAACACCGTTGGGGTTGGCGCCACGATCCCAGTGGCCTACGGGGAAGTGTTGATCGGTTCTCAGCTGCTCTCAGCGAATGTAGATGTCACGGATGAGTCTGATCCATTGCGGAATGTGATCAAGACGCCAGGGCCTGACACCATACTTTTCGGCGGCGAAAAGATTGGATTTAGCAAAACTGAAGCGTCTGGCATCAGATGCAGAAGGTGGGAATATGATCAAGTGAAATTTTCAGATGGCAATTCATCTCAAAAGTTTTTAACGCTGCAGCAAGGCAACGTAATAAAACTGGACGAAGTTGACGGCGAAGACGATGACAGGTCTGAGAATTATCAAATATTTTTTGAACTTCAAGACGGATTATTTGACCGTGTAAGTGGAGAAGACTCAAGTTTCGTAGATGGCTTTATTACCTATGAGATTGAAGTTACAACGAAGGTTTCAGGCCCCGATCCCGTGACCGCAACTCTTAGGGCCACTGTCCAGGGCCTACTTCTGCGCGGTCAAAAGTATAGATGGATGAATTACATCAAATACGCTCCAATCGAAGACAACCGAGGGATCGACACTAAGGTGAAAATAATTGACTTCAGGGCGAATGAATTTTGTGACATCAAGATTGCGATGAACAATTACAATCGATTCAAAGACGATAACCAAAATAGAGCATAATGGCCTTAAACTCCACTTCAGTCATTCGCGTTGTTGACCTTCTTTGTGAGGGGCCTATTGCTGGTCTGGTCGGATGCGATGAGGGAATATTCTTAGAAGAAACTGCGATCAGGACCGGAGCAGAACGCAATTTCGCACCTGAGGATGTCTCTTACGATTTTAAGCCCGGCGGCAGAACACAAAGTCAGCTTGAGCAAGGAAAAGACGGTACTTCAACGGTCAATGATGTAAATATTGAGATTGGCCAAAACTACAGTGAAACGCTGAGCGATGAAAACAAAGTCATTGCTAGAGATTACGGGGCTGGCCAGGTCACAAGGCAAATCACAGATACAGACGTTGAGTCATTCGAGCTGTTGTTTTCTATCCCTCGGATGTTTTCAACAGCGCAGGAGGGGCTAGCGAAAGGTCAGCTTTTTAATGGCAGCATTCAAATCGCGATAGATGTACAAGCCCAAGGCGCAGCATTCAACACTGTTTATGACAGGACGATTACAGGCATTGCGGTGAGTGACTATCAACTTAAGTCACCACGAATCAACCTAAACCCCCCCGGCCCGTGGAACATCCGAGTGAGAAAAGTAAACCTTGGCGAGAATCACTTTGAGGTTAAGTTCCAAAATTTTACTGATATTGATCAAGACATCCCAATCGCAAACGGCAGGGGCAATCAGATATTTTGGACAAGCTTGATCGAGCTTCAATCTCTGAGGACAGCATATCCATTCTGCGCGGTGGCTGGCCTTTCGATCTCAACGCAGCAGTTCAAAAGCTTACCGACTAGGGCTTACAAGATCAGAGGCCGGATCGTTGAAGTTCCGTCAAATTCATTTGTTCGTGACGATGGCAGCTTGGGATTTGATGGCCCATTTGATGGCAGCCTTAAAAAGGCTTGGACGACTTGCCCCGTCTGCTGCTGGTATGACATGGCCACGAACAGCAGGTATGGGGCTGGTGATTTTGTAGATGCGTCAAATCTGAGCTGGGTTGATTTGTACCCATTGAGCCAGTATTCAAATCAGTTGGTTACAAACCCAGACGGCACACAGGAGCCGCGTTTTGCGTGCAACACCGTGATAGCCAGTAGGGCTGAAGCATTCAACGTGTTGCAAGATCTCGCCAGTGTTTTCAGGGGGATGTTGTATTGGCGCGCAAATACGATCCAGGCGACAGCAGATCACGGGAACCTCGACGGCAGCAGCCTTTCAGCTGTGCATCTTTATACAAATAGCAACGTTATCAACGGGGCCTTCTCTTACTCAGGCACTTCACTCAAGACTAGGAGCACATCAATACGGGTCAGATATAACGACCCTGAAAACTTTTTCAAGTCAAATGTTGCTGTCATTGAAGACGCAGAGCTGATCAGCAAATACGGCTATCAGGTAAGGGAGCTGGTTGGGTTTGGTATCACCTCAAAGTTTGCAGCGCAGCGGTTAGGGCGGTGGGCGCTTTTATCTGAGGAGATCGACGGCGAGGTTGTGACCTTTACCACAGGGCTGCAGGGCGCAGTCGTTTTCCCTGGGCAGGTGTTTGCCGTGGCGGACGAAATGCGGCAAGGTGTCCGCCTTGCTGGACGAGTGAGCGCGGCAACAACGTCGGCAATCACGCTGGATCAGACCGCAACATTGACTGGTGGAGGAGGCGATCAGCTCACATGTACATTGCCCGACGGATCGGTTGAGACACGGCCAATCCTCTCTGTAGCGGGTTCTGTGGCGAATGTTCAATCGTTTAGTGCTGCGCCATTGTTGCAGTCAATATGGTCGATTAGCGCGAGCAACATCAAAGAGCAAAAATTCAGATGCCTTTCAGTTTCTGACAATGGTGACGGCCAGTTCACGATTACAGGAGTTGAAAGCAACGACAGTATCTACTCAGCTGCTGATAGTGGCGGGAAACTGGAATTTGAGCCGATAACACTATTAAATGAAACACCGGCAAAGCCTACAAACTTAAATATTTCAGCCCGTCAAATTCAAATTAATAGCGAAACAACCAATCAGGCCGTTGTTTCATGGTCTCGCGGTTCAACTGGTCAAACTGTTGATTTTGAGCTGGAATATAAGTTAGGCGATGGAAACTACACAGCGGTCTCAACGTCAAACGTATTTTTAGAAATCAATGGGTTGAGTGTCGGCACTCAGCTCACGGTGAGGGTGAGAGGTGTTGGCGTTGCTCCACTGCGGAAGCGCTCGCCTTATGTGACTGCGCGGTTTACGGTGCCAGTCGTTGAAATCGAGCCCGGTCAATCTGGTGTGACTGTTTTGCCGCCAGACCCGGCAGACGTGACGATTCAAGCGTCTGGCAGTGATCAGGTTGTGCTTCGTTGGGCGATACCCCAAACCGCGCTCAATACTGATAAGTTCGTTGCGGTGATCAGGCAAGCCTCTCAGACCGATGGAACAGCCACATGGCCAAATAGCACGCTATTGAGGACAGTTGAGGCCAGGACCAATTATGCGAGCTTGCCGCTGATTGAAGGTGAATATTTGGTCAAGTTTGAAAGCGAATTTGGCCAGCGAAGCGCAAACGCAAAATCAGCAGTGATCAGCCTTCCGGCGCCAATACCAAGGTTTGACATCCAAACGAGAAGAGAAGATCAAGACTCGCCGCCATTCAGAGGAATCAAAGACGGTGTTTTTTATGACAGCGACCTCGACGGCCTGGTTTTGGGTGGTGCTTCAACCCTCAGTACGGTTCTAACCGTCGATGATGTCGTTGATTTTGACGGGCTGTTCTCCGTTGACGCCCTGTCCTTGATCGTTGCTTTCGGTGCTCGTCTACCGAGTGGTGAGTATTATTTTGAGAACGTGCTTGATCTTGGCGGAGTTTTTAGCGTACTTTTTGAGAGGAAGCTAACCACAAGAGGGATCTATCCTGACGCCTTGATTGATGACAGAACAGAATTTATTGATAGGTGGTCGGATGTAGACGGGGATTTAGCCGACAATACCAGCGCTGATCTGTTTTTTAGAACTAGTGACCAGGCTACTGTTGATCAGTTTTTCCTTTTAGAAGACGGTGATTTTTTACTTTTGGAGGACGGCGACAAGATCGAAACAGAATCAGACATCGATTTTGGTGCATGGACGCCAATGGAATCAGGCCGCTATACCGGCAGGCAATTCCAATTCAGGGCAAACCTAAAAACATTTGCTAGTGATCAGACCCCGATCGTCGATGAGCTGGGTTTCACCGTTCAGCTCGAATCACGAACAGAAAGCAGCGCAACAATCGCAAGCGGCGCAGGAGCCAAGACCGTGACGTTTGCAAAAGCTTTCTACCAAGTGCCTAGCATTGGAATCACGGCAGCAAATCTAGCGGCGGGGGATTATTATGAAATCACATCCCCAAGCGCCAGTCAGTTCACGATTACGTTCAAAAACTTCAACAACGTAGCGATTGACCGTAATTTCCAGTACCAAGCAACCGGGTTCGGAACCGAAGAGACTTAAATGGCAACTTCAGACTACGTTTTAGCCAACGCATCTGGTGCGGCATTCAGAGCCGATCTAAATGCAACACTGCAGGCAATCGTCAGCAACAACAGCAGCGCGACTGAGCCCAACCCTACGTTCAGCTTCATGTGGTGGGTTGACACGGGAAACAATCTGCTGAAGCAGCGCAATACCGCAAACTCAGCGTGGATCACGCTGGGCACGCTCGACGGGGGGAGGCTG